TGCTGGCTTGCCGTGCAAGCTGCCTTTCAGGCTTGCTGGCATGCCTAGCATACTCGGCCTGTCAAATCTATTTGTTATTTGCGCTTGTTCTTGAGCGTGTCGCATTCTTCGCAGTAATCTCTTTTTCCATATATCCATAGTCCACATCCTTTGCAACGATGTATTAGATTAGGTTCAGTAGCCACTTGCCTGCAATAAATATACTAAGTCAGCCAAGGTGAGAACAGCAACGTATTGCTCAACGGATTTCTCACCCTGACCATTTAGACGTAGAACACCCACGCCCATCCCTTTGTTTGCCTTGCGATCATGAAGTTGGCGCATAAGCCCAGATAAGTCCAGGTTAGTCCGAGCTTTTATTTCAATGTCCAGGCCATCAATTCCGGTGATGTCTGAGCCATCTCTACCAGCTCCAACAGGTAGTGCATGCTTCCAGCCTTGCTGCTGCAGATATTCTGCTACAATACGCTGCGTTGCATAGCCTCGGTGCTTGCGACTTTGATTACTCACTTAGTTAGTCCTAACTTGGCATGTGTGGCATTTGCAAGGTTTCGTAGACCCAGCCCTTATTGGCTCATTGCAATTGTCGCACACGTCAAGTAGTTTATCCATTACTAACACATTAATCACCCCGCTATCAATTCTTCATCCTCTGGCCTAAATGACCATGTTCCATCTTTGCCTAGCATCATCCATATCATTTTGCAATGCTCAGCTTTACGCTTATATGGCAATGAACAACCCCAACCACGATATGCACCTTTAGCCCCTGTGCCTTCCCTTAATACACGCGCGCCGTGTTGACAAGTAGGCAATGGATGTGCCCCTACTTTCTCAGCTAACAGCTCTAAAGCGTTATCAAATACAGGATCTAAATCAGCCGGTGGCTCAATAGTGGTATCCCAGACTATTTCAGCTGTTGGATTTGTTGCCTGTAAAAACTCTTTATGACTTTCTGTGCGTACACGTATTGGAGTGTCTGACCTAGCTTCATTAACCTTAGCCATTTCAAGGCTGCTTGCTCGCTTTCCTTTAGCACTAAGTCCGAGATTAGCCAGGCATCTTCCAATTGCGCTAGTTTCGCAATTCTCAAACCAAAAATCGCGATCAACACCCCTATCCTTGCGAGCACCGCGCGCATAACCAATAGCGGAAGCAGCAGTATCAACGTGGGTACGATAAGCAACTGCTTTAAATATAACAATGCCTTTTTCTTCGTCATTGGTGATGAGTTCTGTAAGTATTGAGCCGTCTTCATAGGTTTCATAAAATTTGTGTATCCTCGTATCTACATCTTCATAGTTTGCTAAATTAAACATCTAGTGTTTCTCCTTTTGCATAGTCAATTTGTTCCTTCAAAGTCCAAGTGCTGCCATCTGGCCATTCTTGAACTTGATTGGCGCAAGATTGGCAGTAATGCCTGACAATCAACTTGCCATATCGCTTACTAGTAATCTGCCAAACTGCATCGCATGGCACAATTTTGCTTTCACCTGTTTCTGGGATTGTAATGCTCATGCGTTCTGTTCCCCATCGGCCTTTGCAATAATCACACCAAGTTCCCTTGGGTGATCTAGAAAGCATTAAGATCATCCCAATCTTTGACGGCGAGTTCTCCGGCAATGGCGAAGTAGGCAACGGCATCCACCCAAGAATCGTGATTTGATTTAGTTTCCATAATTCTTGCGAGCTTGACCAATGCCATACAGATTGCAATGTCCATCGGCTCAATAGGTCGCTCAAAATATGATTCCCAGAGCTTTGCCGTTCGTAGCATTGTGTGGTCGTAATGACCATGCGTTGACCCTCTGTTAATGATCGTGTCGTTTGCATTAGTCAAAATGTCTTTCGCTCGCAACTGATTTCCCTCGCCTGTACCCATCTGCCCAGCCTTCCTTATATCCTTTTTCCTTAATGAATACACCGATTGTGTATGCACTTAACACAAATAGAAAACACCATAACGCTAACTCAAGCAAACGCATATCATTCAACATCTGCGCTCACCCCATGTACATCAAGAAAATAAGCAGCAAGAACAGCGCGACTAATTCTGCCGCGTTGTTGGCTCATGCCTAGTTTCTTTTTAGCGAAATCACGTATAAATGAAGCTCGCACAAAGTGCTTGCCATCGGTATACGCACCCGACTTACGATCATACTTAATCGTCATGCCCTAAACCCCTTTCAAATAGGATTTCAAATCCTATTTTGAAGGGTTTATATGCTATTTGTCAAGATACGACACGCCATCATAGTTATCCATATGATCATCAATAGACCTATGGATTGGAAATATATCCTCAACCATACCGCTTGCCTTCAACCAGGAAGCTGCCATCTTTTTCTATTGGTATTGCTACTGGCTGCACACGCTTTCTGTCTATGTAAATGATTCCAAAACCTTTTTGCCAGTTAAACGTTCCGCGTGTGTAATAGGCTTGGCTCTCATCCATCAAATGTCCAACTTCAAAGCCTGTAAGAACACCCCTTAAAACGCCCCCAGAAGCCGTTGTAAAGCTTGAAATCCCCTGTCTATGGGTATGACCACATACCACCGATAAACCATGCCTCTTAGCCGATTCTAGGGCTGTTAAACCCCCATGTGGCTTGGTGCTTTGCTCATCGCCATGAACCATTACCCATTCATCGTGAAACTGGTATGGCTTGGTGTGATAGGTGATGCCTAGATCATCTAGGTGTAGAAACTTCTCTATAGTCAATTCAGGCAGACCAATGAGCCCAGGCAGGCGCTTGCTTAGTGAGTTGTAGAGCCTTGCTCCGTGATTGCTTCGGCTGAGATGTCGTACTTGAAGCTCGGCGAGAACGCGCACAGTTTCGTCACGATCTCTACCAATGCTTCCTGACCACTCATCCCTACCGGTTGACCAGCGGCTAATTGTTTGGAAGTCGATTTCATCGCCCACACATAGAACGTCATCAGGTTTGTATTTTCTGATGAACTGTGCAACATTCTTAACTGCTTTCTTATCGTGAAAAGGTACTTGTAAGTCTGATATGACTACAATTCGCTTAATCGTCATCCTCATCTTGATCTTCATATGGAGAATGATTAGGATTCTGTATTACCCAATCAGGTAAACGCAGCTGTTCTTCAATGTACCAGCGCGCCCTATCTTCACCATATCCAGCACGAACTAAGGCTTCATAACATTCAACAATAGATGCAGCCCATATATCTATGGGTAGCAAAATGTCAGCCTTTGTTCTACGCGCAGCGGCTTCTTTCCGCTTACGCTTAGCGGCTTGTTCGCTTTTTGATATTCTTCTTGCGCTCATGAGTAAGCAATTCTAAGACCATTGATTCAAGTTTATCTATGCGCGACACGATATTTGATGCCTCAAGTATTGCTGGCACTTCATGTCTAATAATGTATCTAAGTCCACCGACAATAAGAGCGCAGCACGATAGTGTGGCAGCTACAAAGCCTGCCCATTCTGCCGGGCTCAACGCCGACCGAATGCCGTGTCGTTAGGATTTAACCAACGAAGGATTACTGGAAGGCTTGCCGCAAGTGCAGCATTTGCAATATGTGCTAGATCCCAGCCCACCGCTAGATAGGTTGCTATTCCAGCTGCTAAGAAGCTTCTTGCCCAACTTGCGCTTACTTGCTTTAGTTGTTCCATGTAGGGGCTCTCCTGTTAGTATCGGTATTTCAAACATACTGCCATCTGAATCGCCCTTAGCAGTAAAGCTAATGTGAATATGTGTCTTATGTGGGTTTATCCCGGTGTACTTTCTCCATTTGTAATTGCGTTTGTAGCTGGCAATTTTGCCGTTGAAGATGATATAAGAGATTCTTTTATCAAGTCTGGCAAGTAATCGTAGCTGATCTGCAAAGTCATAGGGCTCCGCTTTGTGCGACCTGAAATCAGCGTCAAGGTCAAGGGCACGTACAATGCCTTCAGCAGTAGGATTGTGATCGGACTTACGCGCTGAATGACGTTTATCACCGATCCAGCCATCTGAAGTTCTATCTCTATCGGGGAACGCATCATCTACCTGCTCGCGTAGTTGCTGACCGGCTTTGCATAGTTTAGGCATTATCTTGAGGGATTGTGCTAAGCCTCAACCCAGCTAAGGGTTGCCTCATCCCAATACCATAAACCTTCAGGTCTAGGCGTTGGCGGTTGCCAATCAAAGTTCTCATCTAGCGACCAAGATGGATAAGGCTGTGGCGCTATAAATACATCTGCCACAGGGTCATATTGAAACCCAATTCCGCAAAATTGTTTGCGTATGTTGCCATTATATGAAGTGCGCTTACATACCATATTGCGAATTGCACCATAGGCTGCTTCCCAATCTGAAATGCCATCAATAACTTCCCACTCATTACGACCAGTAATTACCTCAGTAACTATATTGTTTTCATCTAAAAATGCGTAATGTGC